ATTTATTACAGGTAAGCCACTGGTTCTTTCAAGCAAGAATTTAGCCTGTGCTGTCTCTGCACGTTGTAAAGTAGCGCCGTTAGACGCTGTATTAACGCTTTGCTCGTACCATACTCTGCCCTGTCTTTGAACTACTCTTAGTTCTAAACCATCTTGAGGCTCATCCCTCAACACTAATTTATAGTAATTTTTACCAGTTGAGTCTGCTACTGGTTCAATAGTAAATTCAGGTGTTTGCAATACATCACTTGATGTACCATCGCTGTCTACTTCATCGCTATCATAAGCAATTTCTATATCGTGTACCTTAATAGGATTGTTACTTACTGTTGGTTTTTGCAGTTTTCTACCACCTAAATACACTTCAACCTGATCATGTGCATCAGCACCGTTTGAAATGTTCACAGTTTCAAGCACATGTTCTTGTTTACCGTTTGGTAAACCAGGACGCATAACACTAGTATAGACATTTACTGTTTCTGTATATGGAACAGTTTGCTCAGGGCCAGCATCAAACACTTTTGTTCCTGCTGTATGAACTGTTTTTATACCTGTACCTAAGGTACCACGTGTAATTTGTCCCAGTGTATTGCCACTAATAGTATAAAACTCAATACGCTCTCTATCAATCCACACAACGCCCGGTGTTTTGTCCGCTGGACTTGGTGTATCAAAGAAACTTGCATCTGCAACTACAATTTCCGTGTCACTAATATTCAAATCTTGTGCAAGTGTTGTGCTGTCTTGTTCACTGATACGCTTGAAGTGTGTTCTGTTAAGCATATCATTAAACACTTTGTAACCAATTGAGTTGTAACTTAGTTCTTCACTGAATGTTGTTACCGTAATTCGTGATGTGGGCAACACTGTAAACTTGTTATCAATTTCAACGGTGGTATTGTTGTCTAAAATTTTGTAATCACGTTCTGCAACCAAAGGTGTTCCATCAATTTCGACCCAAATATAGTTTGAATCAATAGCAGGACGACTTAATTTATAAGTTCCGCCTAGTTTTCCAGTAAACACTTCTTTTCTAATTAGGTTACTATCATGATTTGTAAATGTTGTTACATGATATTCAGCACGAGTTGGTAACTCTGCTCTGTCTTTAACAATAATCAAGTTTGCTTCTGTATCGCCTGCACTATCGCCGGTAACATTTACTTCATATTCATGATTTCTCAAAATACTAATTGCAATAACATCACCACTTGTTAACACATTCTGGTTAAATGTAACCAAGTTTGTTTGAGTATCAAAGTTAAAGTCTCTAATTGGAACAAGTTTTGCGCCATTTAGATACACTTCAATCTCACCTAGTGCTAGTGCAAACACAGGATATTCAGGATCTTGACTTACTGTGTATTGTTGTGTAACACCATTGCTTACATAGTAAACAGTATCTGGTGGTAACAATCTAGTAATTGTACCTGTGTCTAGATCTTTTACTTCTGCAATTACCATATTGTGATAAGGAGCAATATTACCAGGAATATTTGACATTGTGTATGCCATTGTGCTTCCGTCATCTGCTATAGATTCTTTTACAATTTCACTATATGTTTTTTCTGTACTGCTTAGTGCGGTAATTTGAATAACTGCATTACTTACAGGAGGAGGATTTGAAATATCAATAATTGCACTTCCTGTATCGCTTTCTCTAATTACATATTCTTTGCTTACACCATTTGAAGTAACAAATGCACTGCCAACATCTTCATATTTCGCAGTTAATTCATACTCTGTTGTGCTACCATCTCCAATAAATTGTTTTCTTTCAAGAATATTTGCACCGCCAACATTTAAAGTCTGGATGGTTACAAGTTCATCTATTTCAGGTGCATCAACAAAAACGATTTCTTTGTTTTGATAATCAATTGTGTAGTCTGTGCCATTTTCTAAATATGAACCTGCTACGGTAACAAATACACTATCTTCTGTGCCTGGATATAAATCAAACCCATAGCGTCTTAATAAACTGTTACCAAAGTATCTGTTAGTAACAATTAGCGGTGATCCATCTGCAGGAGCATTGTAAATGCTCATGCTTAAACTATCAAAACACTGACCTGGAACTACTTCTTCTGGTGCATGGCTAGTATCCGGTGTAACAAACCCATCACCGTCTATGTTAATATCTTCTGGTTTAGTACCTGTTGCAGTATTGTAACTAAAATTACCACCTTGAATAATAGCATCAAGGTTGTTTACATCTGTTGGAACAAGCGAACCGTCTGATTCTTTTTGTCTAAACACAACAAGTGTGCCGTCTTGTGCCGCAACTCCTAATGTAAATGTATCTGTATTACCGTCGCCAACAATAGTAGGTGTATTTGTCGGATCTTGTCTTACACTGTCAAAGTACACATTTATTTCTTGTCCACTTTCTGGTGTGTATGGTAATGTAAATGTAGTTGTTGTACCATCTGCACGGAAAGCATAATCAGTGTTAGTACCTGAGAATGTATCCCAACCATGACTAAACCATGGAAGACCATCCCAGCCAACACTAATATCAAACTCTAATCCTTGTACTTGAACGCCATCATACTCAACTCCTGCCATTAACTGTGCTGGATCTTTACCAAGCATACCTGCTGTTGGTGCATAATAGTAATCAATTCTATCAGTAGCCTGCATTAGATTGATCGATTTTTCATATGTAATGCTTACATCTGCATTTGCACCAGGAGGTGTATTAAAAATAATATAACCTTCTTGTTTTTTATAGGTTCTATCTTTTACTGATACAATACTAACATCATAGTTTTCAATATAAACTGTTTCGTTTTCAATGTTAATATCAATTTTACGTTTATCAAGTGTTGGAAGATAGGTTAGTTTAAACTTGATCTGTCCAGCACTTGCTGTAAATGTATCAGTTTGTGTTTGTGTTTGAATAAGTTTTTTGGTTGCAATTCTATCAAACTTCATATTAACTGTGTTAATACGCACTTTTTTATTTTCAAGTATTGCATAAGCAGTTGCTTCTTGTGTAACAGCATTTTCTCCACCGCCTCCAGCAAGTGTTACTGTTGGCGCACTTACATATCCACTACCAGGATTAGTAACAACCACTTCTCTTACAATACCTCTTGAAGTATATGCTACTGCTGTAGCATCTATAAACTCTTCTCCTGGCAATGTCTTATTACCGTTTGGTAGTATAGGTGCTCCATAATAGGTAGGACCAATGATGTAAGGATAAACTGCAATATCTGTATCGGTAGGATCTACAGTTACAAAATAAGCATATGTTCCATTTGGATATTCTGGAGTATTACAGGTTCTACCGTTGTGTTGGTCTAGATCTCCTAGGCCCGCTACATACTCAAAATCTTGTACATATCTTCCATCAGGATCGCTTCCATCAGTTCTTGGAGTAGTTTTAAGTCTATAACTAGATTTCATTACCCTAGGATTGCTTCTACCAGTAGGTGTGTCCCATCCATATGGTCCATAAATTGGGAATCCATCAAGTGCATAACCCAACAACGGTGAATGCTGTGTTGGATCTTTATCATACATTAAGCGTGGATCGCTATGATAATGATAAACACCATCTTCTTGTGGATGTCCACTACCATCATCAATACCTAACTCGTCATGGCTGAATACTGCGTTTATTTCATAATCAACATTTCCACGTTTTTCTGTCAGTGCGGCTTTTGGATTGAAGAACACCACACCATTAACAGCAACACCAATAGTACCCAGCGGAGTAGCAACTTTATCAAGTGCTTCAACTGGGGTACGTGTAATTTCAAAAGTAAAGTCTTGTGCTGTTACTGTATTAACACCAGGATTTCTAGCGAAACCATGATCTGGTATACTTGTGGTTTTTACAAAAAATCTGTTATCTGTGTAATCTGTAGTAACAAGAGGTCTAAATTCTTGTGTTTCTGTAATTGTAGGTTTATTTGTTCTACCGCCACTAATAACAACAATAGGTGGCTCAGTGTATCCTGCGCCTTCGCTAGTTACATTGATGCTTCCAATTTTAAATTTATAATTGTCAAACCAATTTACATACGGACTTTGTGTAATTATATCACTAGTAATTTTAGGTGCTATGAACGATTTAAGTTCATCGTCCCAATAACTAGGTAAATCAAAATCAGTATTACCAATATTTGATGTTTCAATACTTTCGTATTGATTAACAAAATTACGTAAAACTGTTTTGTATGGTTTGACTTCTTCAATATATCTTTCAACATAACCAGGATTACTAATTTTGTAGTTTATTTTCTTAGAAAGGCCGCCGAGTTTATTTTTAACTGTAATTAAACTGCTCTTAAATACCCAATCAACAAAACTCTGTTCACTAAAAACGTATCTAATTGCAATAAAGAATAATTTATTCCAATTTTCTTTTAGATCATCTACAAAAATATTATCTTTAATGATTTCTATAATACGCCTTGTTTCAGTAATAGGTTCACTATCAAACAAGTTGACATCATAGTTTTCTAAACCAGCATAACCAAAGTTTAGTTCTTCATAATTGTATATGTTTGAATTTATTTGAATTGTTGAGTTTGCTTTGTACATTAAATCATAATCATTATTAAATGTACCATTAGTAATAACTTTTTTCAAGATCATGCTATTACCATCGCCGGCATTTTCAACTCTTATAATATCTCCTTCTTGCGGATTAATTGTATTCAATTCATACGGAGCACTAATTTTATAATCTATAATTGTATCAATATTATAACCCGGAACAATGTAATCTTCATATCTCCAAAAACGTCTTAAATCATAAGTTTGAGTATTTGTTCTTGACCATAACTTTGTTGTAGTTTGCCATTCGTAAATTGCCCAGTTATTATTAGCAGTACTATCAACTTGAACTAGCACTCTAAAAGGTCTAATATAGATATTACAGAAACTATAATTTGTTCCTTGTTTTACAACATCAATTGAGGTTATTTCGCCATTAGCATTAATATTTGCTTTTAGTTTGGCGCCGGTTCCGTTTCCTGTAATTTGTATTTCTGGAGGATTTTTATATCCAAAGCCAGAATTTACTACTTTTACAGATTTTACTCTACCATTGACTAGATTTACTGTAGCACTTGCTTGTACTAAATCTTGTGTTCCAACATTATCTAAATCTTCAATTTCATCAATAGTAATATCCCACTTACCTGTCCCTTGTGCTGGTAATGGATCTTTTTCAAATAATGGTTGAATATTTTTGGTATCAACAATTCTTTCCCTAAGCATTATTTGATTTGTGTATGTAATCAACGTTTCTAAGGCTTTTAGTCTTTCAACAAACATGCTTTGTCTAGGACGAACTTGAATCCCGTATTTGCGTTGCAACGGTAATGCTGTATCTGGTACTGGATTTCCAGTGCTGTCATATCCTGTTAAACTATCAATAAGTTTTTTAATAAGAAGTTCGTTATCGATTTTCTTATATTGATTTTCTCCTATTAATTGCCATTCATTGTGTTCAGGAATATCAGTTTCAATATTTCTATACTGAATGTTAAGGAAAACATTACTGTCATCTAATGTTGTTTTAACATTACTAATGCTTAGTGCATTTTTACTTAACAACTGAATGCTTTTTACTCCATAGGCTTGCGGGTCTGTAATAATATTTGCAATCTCAACCACAGGAATATTTCTATCCGGTAAATTAGGAACATCAACTTTATTTTTTACCCAGAAATAATATCTAGTTTCAAAACCGCCCGAAACACTATTATAGATATTTTTCTGTGTAAACACATCGTCGCCATATTTAGGTGTTCCACTAATTCCTTGTGCATATCCTTGCTGAGTTGAAGATAACTCTAACCATTCGCTAGGCAATAAACTAGACTCAACCCATTCATATACATCTATAGTAGATCCAGGAAATAATGATCCCCAGTTTGTTTTTCTATACTCAGTATCACCCTGTTCATACCAAATAAAACTAGCGGTTGACAAATCCCACCAAACTTCCCCTACATGCTCGTCTGTCCATGCAGTTGTTGGCTTAACATTAACAGTATTTGTACCAAAAGTATACGTTGCAGGATCTACATCTGTTTTATATTTGAGTTCCGCATCTGCAAGGTAGGATATTTTTCCTTTTGCAGGATCAATTGTTTCTAAAAAGTCTTTAACTTTATTTGTAGCACGATTGTAAGTAAATGCCTTTTTAACACTGTATGGATCTACTGGATCATCTTGTGCTCTTAATTTATTCCAGCCGCCACTACCTGTTTTTTGATATACAAACAAACTTCCAATTGATTGATTATCAATATTTTTGCTATTAGGGGATCCTACAACAAGAGAATTTCCTGTATAAGCAAGACCTCTACCAAACTCATCAAATTCATTTGTGGTAATAGAACTAATATTTTGTCCAAAAACAAACTTAGTATTAATTAAAGTATATGTATAAACTGTACCACTTGCATAATTTTCATCGATAATACCTAATGTCCCTGCATCAAATGTTGTTTCCGCACTAGTTTCATCTATTGTGCTATCTTCTAGTATAGTAAATTTGTCAAATGTTGTTTCTAACCTATTACGCCCATGTTGGCTCCATACTGCAAAAGCATTTCCTTCTGCATTTAAAGATAGATTAGCACCAAACTGTTCTTGAACTGCTTTTAGAGGACTAAAAATAGTTTGCTGGTATGTGTACAGGTCTTGACTGCTATCGTCGCCTGTTTTTTTGAAGTAATAAACTGCACCGCTGTTAACAGTATTTGTATCGTCATATGGCGCACTTATAATAAGTGTGGTTCCGTCACTGCTCATATCCATCGCATAGCCAAAACTATCGCCTGAATCTATTTCATTAAGTGTTGCACTGCTAATTGTTTGTAAAAGTTGATATTCATTATTGTTGTCTAAACTATAAATGAATACTGCACCTTTATTGGCTGTGCTATCATCGCCTTGTTCTTCGTATCCTGGCGCACTGACTGCAATCATGCTTAGGTCACTAGTTGCAGTCATAGTAGATCCAAATCTATCACCATCTCTGCTATTAGGAATAGATAGAATATGATGATCACTTAAATCCCAATCGAGTGTGCTACCATCTGGTCTAGTTGTTTTATCGTAAATGTAAACTTTACCTTGATAATTTGTTTTACCCGGAGCACCTACAAGCAATTTAGTGTTAGACACTAATACACTAGATCCAAAGTGCATGTCATCTTCAGGTTCACTTGCTCCGATTACATAATTTAATTTAAAAAGATTTTCTTGTGTGTCATATGTATGAAGTGTTACTACACCTTCTCTGCTGTAAGGACTTGGCTCTATAGTGAAGTCACCCACGCTTACTCTAAATCCATTACCGTATGTGCTATCATCTGCACCTTTAAAATTACTAGATTCAGGTGCACCTGCGGCTAATACCGTTCCATCATTGCTTAGAGCAAGACTAGTTCCTAGTGCAGGATTTCCTGCGTCACTTACAATGTTATCACTAGCATTAAATGAAATACTAAAACCTTGTGTTGTTTGTAGTGTTTCAATACCTGTGTTAAATTCTCTATTAAGAACATATATTTGTCCTTCATCTCCAAATGTAGGAGCCGCAACAACTATAGTTCTTCCTTGATTGGCTGTTGCAACATTAAAACCAAACTTTTGTCCTAGTATTTCGTTCGGACTTCCCCATTTGTTTTCTTTGAATGCTCTTGTCTTTTGATATACTGCCCACTTGCCAGTACCGTCATCGTCGGCGTAGATTAAACTATCGTCTTCAATTTTAGTAACATTTTTTATGTTGTTAATATCGTCAGGATTACTAACTCTATTAGTAATAAATTCTAAAATAGTTCCTGCTGTACTATCTTCTAAAGATGCACTTGAATCTTCTCCTGCAACTTTAAATGAAGTTGTACTTGGTATTGATTTTACTTCATAAACATTATCGATATCATCACCGAAATTTTTAATACTAATAAGTTGTCCTACTTGTAGATCATGAGGTATATCTGTAAAGAAAGTGATTTCTCCATCAAAAAACTGTGTTTTGATATCATCAGTTTGAATAACCCTTGCAGGGATTGATTGCAACTGATATACATTCCAGTCATTATCTCTGTCTTTTGCTACCCAAACTAAGTCACTATCATCTAACTGATTAATGATACTACTTCCAATCATATCACTATATCTAAATGCTGTTGTAGGAATATCATCTACTCTTGGATAACCTGCTACCGGTAGTTTATTAATGTAATCGCTTGTTATCCCATCTTCGGCACTTAAATTTGTAATCGGCCATGGGTTATTATCATAGTTTGATGGCTTAATTGCAATACCATTAGCAAGCAATTGAATATTATTACCTGGTGATGTATTTGTTGTAACTGCACTTACAAAGTCGTACGCCTGAGGATTATCTAAATTGTCTTTTTCATTTAGAACAAATTCAATTTCATTTACAGTAGAGGTACTACCATAACTTCCTACCTTAAAGGCCCATTCTTCGTCAAGTTCTACATTTGTGTTCACACCGTCAATGCGTAAACGTCCAATCCCGTCAACAGCATTTTTGGTTCCTTTTTCTTTAATATAGCCTTGATAAAATTTATATTGTGCTGTACTGTCTTGAATAAGGTTATCTAAATAAAAACGCTTTTGATAGCCAATCAAGTGCTGTGATAATTTGGTTGTTGCATCATCAAATGTTTCTGTATCAAGGTTATAAAAGTCTTGGAAATTACTAATTTTAAAATCTAAATTAGGCAACAATTCGGCCTTGGGTTCATTTTCTAAATAAATCCACTTTGAATATTCAAATTCACTACTACCAGCAATAAAAGATTTTGCACTATAAAATTTAGATTTATATTTTACAACATCACCTAAATTATAATCTTTATAATTTGTCCACGGAGCAATCTTTGCTTCATCAAAAACAAATCCCGGACTGAACAAATCACCATCCCATTCTGTAGTTTTAAACCCAATTAATTTTAATCTTTCTTGTCTGTATCCTGCTTCTTGATCATATATAACATCGCCAAAAACACTCTTATCGTCAAACACTAGAACATGTTCTTTTTGTATTAAATTTAGTTGTGCATTAAAGATACCTTCTAGTGTATCTTTTGGCATTAGTTGAAAAGTACCGCTCTCTCTAATAGTGCTGATATTATTTCTACTAATAATAGTTCCTGCGGCATTATAGATAGAATATTCATAAAAACTATCTAAAACATTATCTACTTGGCCTGTTGCAAAGTTGAATTTAATTTTGCCAGCAAAAGGAGATAATGTAATAACACTTCCTACATTCCAGTTTTGTGTTGTCCAGTATAAAAATTCTTTGCCGCTTAACTCCCAATTTGAAAGTTCTCCAAGTTCATTAATTTTTTCATCAAACACAAATCCTATACTTTCTAAATATTTTCCGTATCCTAATAATAAGTTATACACTTCCTGAATATTAGGTAGAACAGTATTGTATGGAACATTTGATACAACTTCTTCAAATCTAGTTGGCTTTTGAACACTTGCTCCGCCAGTAAGTGGAAGTTCTGCTAATCTAGAAAATTTTGTAGGATCGAAGACTGTATCACTAGTGTGATCTTCGTTTGTTCTATAATAAAATCCATCATACTGAACTATTTGGCCGATACCATAAAATTTTTGTTCTTGCCAAAGAATAAATTTTGCAGAAGTTCCACCAATGTTTACCGCTTGATCTCTCTGTGAAAGAATAGGTTTGTAAATTTGAAACCGTGGTTGATACTTGTTATATCCTTTAACCAAATATCCTTTATCAGTCTTTTCAACAATTACACCGCTTATGTTTGCAGTAAAGACTGGATTGCTTTTTCTAAATGTAACTTCATAATTCTCATCTGGTAAGAAAATACTTTTGTCTGGTTGATTAGGATTACTGCTTTCTAGTAAAACTCTTAATCGTTCTTTGTTAACAAATGCACCCGTTTTGTATGCTAGATTCATACTGATGTTTGTTAGTCTTTCGTGATATCCAGCAACAACATCTTGTGATTTAGATTTTAAGTAATCAACAACAAAAACATGATATCCTGCACCAAAGTATCTTACATCATTGTAAAATAGATTGTGTATTTTAATATCTGTAAAATCTATAATTTTACCAGTTGATTTATAAATTGTGTTTCCGCTTGCTGATTGTAAATTTTGACTTGTATCAAACTGTGTAGTTAGATAGTTTGCAGGTTTTGTTAATGCTAGTGCCACTTGAAGTGCATATGGATACCAACTGCTAGATCTCCAAGCATATTCTGCAGGGCCGGTGTCACCAAATACCCAATCTTGGTTAAGATTTGTTGTGATAAATCCACTAACTAAGTTTGCTTGAATAGGACTTAATAAATCTCCATAATCATTTACAGGAAGAATTTTACTCAATCCAGGTCGTGCATAGATTGGATTTGATTTTCCAATGCCGTAATCAAATCCTTTTTCGATATCTTCCCAAAGAATATCATTTCCTTTTGTGTAAGGCGCCGGGCCATAACGACCTTCCCACCAACTAGGTTGTTCCGAATATCCTAGCATTTCCCACGGTGCAGTATGCGGACGATCGGTGTCATAAAACTTTTTATATATTGCTCGCCAATATCCTGGTAAACTTTCATTATTAATAACATCGTTGCCTGACGATAGGTTATAAGAAAATACATCTCCTTCAACGCTTGTTGTATTTTCTAAATATTCGATACTATATAGATTTGACCAGTAGTTAAAATCGTCTTCTAATATTTCGTTAAATTCTTGTGTAGTATAACTATTATTTCTAAAAGCACCTGGAATAAATTTATTGCTATCAAAAACACTTCTATTATATTCTACTTTTATGTTGTTGTAAATTCTTTTTTCCAGTTCAAGAATAATGTCATCTCTATAATCGTCATAGGCTACTACTTTACTACCGTCATGGCCTTGGATTACTTTTGTTGGAGTAACATATGTGTCATCTACATAAATTTTAGGTTGAAATTTTGGATACAAACCTAACTTAGTTGGTGTGCTAGGTATAACATTACCCGTTGTGTCATAGTCGTATACTACAACTGTATCTCCAATACTTGTTGGTCTCAAAATAGTTACAGTATTATCTGTAGGATCAAACTCATAGTCTTTAGTATTAATTAAATGCTCACCATTAAAATAAACATATACACTTCTATTAGATATTTGATTTAAATTAAAGTTTGATTGAATTCCAAATATCTGTTGTTCAAACGCATTAACAGTATATTCATTTTTAGTTAATGAACGACCAAACCCAGCCATGTCACTATAAAAATATTGACTATTTGGTTGCGTATTCAGTGCCATGCTGTACAATATTGCATCTACATCATCGCGAGGATTGCCAGATATTTCAGTTTTATCAAAAACTTTTATAAACTGTTGTTTGAATACATTATAATCTAAAGCATTTTTTCTAATTGCTTTAATAACATTTGTTTCACTATCTACTAAACCAAAGATAGCAGGAAGTACACTGCTTTGATGCTTTACGTACCTTCTACCAAATTTGTATAAATCTTTAATGTCACGTGCATTAGAAGTACGATTAAATTGTCCCACAACACGCTGATCATTTGAAAAAATTGTTTGTACGTGATCTGAAACACTACCTAAAGTAAATGTTTTTAAGTCATTATTTTCACTGTTATTAGTTAAATTGATAGGAGGTTCATAAAATCCAAACTGTGTTGGTGTTTGGTCTGTTAAAATTTTAATTGTAACTCTTACATCACCCGGGATGCTTTCTGCAAAATCTAAGAAAAGTCTTTTGTTCTCTGCTCTAAAACTAAATCCATGATTTGATTTTAAAATATTACTTTCGTATTCTACAACAATATCTTGAGGTTGCAAATGTAACCCAGGATCAATTATTGATGTTATTTCTATAAACGGTGTAGTAATAACTGTATCATTTATTTGTATAATTTTTTGTCTAATGTCTTCATCTACAATAGACCAACCAGATTCAAAAACATAAGTTGTTAAATCTTCGCTAACTTTTACATTACCACCAGCAGTATCTTGGACAACATTTTGATCGCCATTATTATATGTAAAACTTTGATCATCCCAATCAAACTCAAAAACTATATCGCCAATATTAGCAACGTTTTGATATTCGAGTGGAAATCCTAAAATATTATCGTTTGCGCCTGTGCCAATTTTATAACTTACTAATTCATTTCCTTGAAATGCATTGACCCCATATTTTGAATCACTAAATGATGTGTTATTGTTATCATACAATTCAAATAGAGGTGCTTGATTTATAGTAGTTTTTTGTTGCCCACGAACCCAATGCACTCCGTCAAAATACCAACTAGTACCTTTTTCACTTCTACCGTCTTTAACTACTATACCTTGACCGTTAACAGGCGTTTCTTTTTCAATTAAATGTAGTCTAGATTTACCGTCGTGACTTACAAAGTCTACTTCATAAATTTTGCCTCGAACTGTAATATCAGTATCTGCATTGAATGTAACCCTCATGCCTTTGGTTAAATCAATTTCATCAATGTAATAACCAATCTGTCCTTCAACATCACTAAATGCATCTGTAGTAACAGTATCAATAACATCAATGTTGCCGATTCCTTGTGTGGCAAAATTATGTAATTGTATATTAGGCTTAAATTCAATAATCGGTCTTTTTGCCCTAGTATTTTCATCTAATACCGCATTGATATTATTATATTTTGCTGTTGCTTCAATAACATCAACATGGAACCATCTATTATAGCGACTCCACGGATTTTTATCAATGCTTGCACGATTGATTGTTACATATTCAGGAATTGTTGGCGAACTTTCTGCATCATCGTATGGAGTTTCATCAAAACTTTCAATATCAAATTCGTAGTCAAAATTCTGACTGTATCCTTCTGGTGTGTCAAATTCTGTAACAGGTAGTAGTTTAATTTTATCGCCAACACCATCAACATAAAAGTTTTTATTCTTATAGGTTGACGGAGTTACATCGCCTGTAAAATTAACTTTTAATCCGTTTGTAAATTCTACACCATTTGCACTTGTATATTCTCTTTTACCTAAAATTTCCGTAGGAATATCAATGTTTAATTCATCAACTGCATTTTTAATTTCAAAAATACCTTGCATTTCTTGATGATTGCCACAAACGTAATATAAAATATCAGGAGCACCTTTTGGAATAGTAAACACAACTGCACCATTTTCTGTACCGTTATTTGTAATTCCTTCTTCGTATTGATCTAATTCTCCAACTGTTTTAGCAAGTTTAATATAAAAGGGATGTCCAGGTGCATTAACCTCAAACTTATATGTTGCACCTCTATATAATTTGATAACTGGATTAGCACTGCTTCCGTCTGGAGTAAACACCCAAGCATTACTATTTTGATTAGTTACATTAAACGAACTTACACTTCCTTCTGCAAGACCTGTTACAGTAACCGGACTAGGACCTTGTGGTAGCCAATAGTATTGTCTGTAATTTGCAATCTTATCAAAATCAATATGCGGATTCCAGGCATAATAATTTCCTGAAAATAATCTGTCATGATTGTTAGTTTTGCCGTTAAAAAAATCTATTTGATTAATTAAATCGTCATATGTTGCTAACCAATCTGTTCTATCATCAAAATCATCTCTAATTACAGCACTTGGTAATAGATTATATCTTCTACGATTAGAGGTAGGCTCTGTTAAATATCTGTCAGAAGTTCTTGCAGAACGTGCATATCTAGAACCAACAAATCCATTAACTTTTTCTAGTTGGCCTTTAGAAATAAGTGAATCTAGTGTAGCCCCTAAAAACTTTTTATTGGCTTCTGTTCTAAAAAACAAAGGTAAAAGATTAGCACTATTTCTGTACTGGTCTTTGTTTTCTGCGTTTACTGGAACGTTGTTATTATCGCTATAAGCCATTAGTAGATAGAACCTCCGTTACTTACTGTAGTAGAACTTGTCGAAGTAACGGAGACCGTACCTATTGATTCAACGCTACTAATAACGTTTCCTGATGCTTGTAAATTAGTTGCAGTCAAACTATCAATAATCTCAACATTGTCTACAGTTGCGGTGCTGATAAAAATTTCATCTGCTTTGCTGGTAATTTGAAATAAACTACCAAAACTTTGTGCATTAGATCTAGGAACAATTACTATGTTTGCTAGATCAGGAGCCATAACATTATGAATATATGTTGCAAGTTCTGTAAAGTAAAAAGTGTCACCAAAATCCCAATTTTGAATATTAAAGTAATCGTTAATCGCTCCTACCACTCCGCTTCTAAGTTGATTATCACTAATTACACTCTGTGACGATCTTACTAATTTAAATTGTGCTTGTAGGCTTGTATCAGCAGTTGCACCAAATAAAGGTCTATACTTAACGCTATGAAAAATTATTGTATCACTTATACTTTTAACTTTTTCTAATTCAGGTTCAAACTGTGACCTAAGTTGTTCACTGCTAGGTGCCGCTGGTATCGAACCGCCATTTTGTACAAAAGTTCTATAATCGCTATCATATGCTTCTGTAAGCATATACAGATCAATAATATTTGTTTTACTAGGATCTAATCTTCTGTCATTTTCTGCATTATGAATATATTGGAATTTTAAATTATCTCTTCCAGGCTTTGCAAAATAAGAACTTTCTAATTCTAAAGCACCTGTTGTAGCATTATAACTTTTTATAACATTTTCTGTTGACGCATAAAAATAAAACAGTTGACCATTTGTATAATCACTTAGTGCAGGAATACTTGTTTCACGATCAAATATTACAAAATTACTTGCATTAACTTTTTGAGCAATTGAATAATTTTCAACTTGTGTTGTTTGGAAAAACACAAACTTATCTCTATAACCTCTAGTATCTACGCTATCAGGGGCAACAACATTTAAGAAACTATCCGGATCGTCGATCATTCCGTCATCGTCAGAATCATATAGATTAACTTCTATTCTGTTTGTATCTTCAAATCCATCATTATTTCTAATCGAACCTGTAATCTCCCATTGATAATCTTTATCCAAAGATGTATCTAGGATTGGATCTTCGTTTACTTTTAAAATTTTAATTTGATCTTTAATTACTGTACCAGTCTTAGGATCATAAGTTTTTCCTCTTGCGTCAACATAAAACTGCACAAAGTCTTCGCTTTCAAATCTATAATCTAACCCTCTATAGGTTACATTATACGTTTCACCGTCTGTTTCAAATAATACAAACCAACTCTTGTCTGATTTTGTTCCTGACAAGTCGCCTTGTCTATCTAAACTAAAAGGATCAATAGTATTAACATTTGCATTTGTAATTATTTTCCAAGTCAATGTAGATTGATCATATCTAATACCAAAATTTTTGTAGTTAAAAGCAAGATCAACAATCTCTGTTTCAATATCACTTGGTAGGTCTGTTACAATATTTGGAACAATTTGACTAGGTACTGCAAGGCTTGGAATTTTTTCACTAAGTGTTACAGGACCCGAACCGTCATCAAGTTCTCCTAAACCTCCATTAGAACCGTCGCCTACAACATTCAAAACCTTAGTCCAAATGTAATCTTTTGTTGTTTTTGTTTTTGTTGTTGTAAGTTCACCATTAGGTAAAAAATATCTACCAGTCGGTGGTACAAATTTTATCATTGAATCTGGAGCAATGAATCTAAAATTATTTCCTGTGAATGCACCAACTGTAATAGGAGCACCGTTAACGTTGTTTCTAAAATAACCTGTACTACCGTTTGATAAGTTAGTTGATAATGTCCAATCAATATTCAATCCTTCGGTATTAATCCTAGGAAATTTATCATAATAAAAACTCTTTGTGCTAATTGAAGCGATAATAGGCTCTACTGTGTTACGCAATACACCTAATATATCATTTCTTGTGCTAAAAGTAAATGTAAAATCCACTTCAAAGTCATTTTTGTATAAAATTCCGTCATCAGCCATAATGTTAGTAGATGAATACTTACCTGTTGGATCTTTTATTTCAAACTGTCTGCTAACACCACTGCTTACTCTATTAATTGCTTTTGCTTTTACAATTTGAGGACTTGATGTAAGTGGTAAAGTGTTGTAATCTTCACCAGTAACCATTCTGTTTTGAGAATAAAATGCTTGTGGAGCATTTCTTTTAATTTCCGCAACAGACTCAGTTGAACTTGCATTTGTAACTGTTGACTGCAATGCACATTGAATTGTTAATGTGTTACGCTGTCCTGACTTACTAGTGTATGGAATATCAATGAATATATTTTGTAAATCTGCAGGCCTAATTGTATATGTTAATCCATTAGACTGTCTGTAATAAACTCTAAAATTACCATTAGGTAAGTCACCAAAACTACCATCTGCAAAATTTAAACTAACTTGATCTTGGTTTCTAGAAACAACAGTGTAAATTTTTCTGTTATTAGATGATAAAGAATTGTAAATTGCATTAGACCCTGTAGTGCTTTCAAGTTTAGTCCACTCATATAAAAAATTACCAGTCTGGTCTAACTCCCAAAGCCACACATCGGTGTTGTTAATGTTTGGAGTGTTAAGATTTACTATTTCGTTTGTTGTAGGATTGTCAATTCTAAATCCAGAAGTGTAAATTTCTCCTTGCTTAAACTGCAAAAAGTATCCTGTATTTTCTGAACTATTACCTCTTTTATCATTTCTATAAAGTAAACCAAACGTATTACCAGGTAACGGTGTTGCTTCTTCAATTTCGCCATTTCTAATTCTACTGCTTACAATGTTAAACTGTGTCTGAGTACCATTTACAGTTTTAGAAAATTTATAAGAAGGAATATCACTATTAGTAGAGTTTAATTTATATACATCTGTTTGAATTCCGCCTATAACTTCAGAAGCGTTTGGTTTACCAAATTGAATATTTCCTTGGAATGCATTATTAAAAATTGTGTTTATTTGTTCAAGCCAATTTACGTTAGCATCGTCGTTCCATAAAATAAATCGGTTTCTTAAAGGCGTACCTGTACTATCACTGAGTGATTGTGTTGTTTGCACTCCTGTAATTTTTAATAATCCACTAGCACACTCGTTTCTTTTGTTGTTATACCCAACTAATCGTGCAAGTTTAAGTACACTTTCCTTTTTTTGTGCTGTTTCAATAAAATTTTCTCTAGCATTTAGATCAATTCTATAACTTAAACTTTGGCCTAAAAATGCTATAACATCAATTAGTGCAAGATATTCACTTGATTCAATATAATCGTTAAAATCTTCTGGATAATTCTTACGAAGATAGTTGATCATAGTCCTACGTATTGTTGGAAAATCGTAAGAACTAAAGTTTGCGTCTGTGAAAGATCGGTAGATCTTGCTCCAATCTTCGTTAACTAAAAGTGAGTTTTGTCTATCATAACTTGCCATGCAAATATTTACCTTAAATTATAAACTGCGTATATAATTTTGTTTTTACAAACCGCTTGCTTTATCAAAATTATACACTATTGTTTCTACTTGCGAATAGTCTACAAATTCTAATTCTATAGCAAGTTGTATACCGTATTCTCTTTCAACAATATCAATGTTTGTTGCTGTAACCCTAGGATCAGAATCTATAATTTCTTGCACATTTGCCACAATCTGCTCACGAACGTCTGTTGTCATAGGTTCGTGAATAGCATCATGTAGTATGCTACCAAAGTTAGCATCATATATTTTTTCGCCTTTGCGTATATTGAAGTGGTTTATAAGGTCTTGTTTAATTAATTCAATGTCATATAACGCAAAACTTTTGCTATTTTCATTGATACTGCTAACGCCTCTATAGACTTGGCTTTTTTGCTGTTCTATAGGATTTGTCGACTTTGGTTGTGCAATTACTATTTCTTTATACTGTCCCATGCTACTATTTACCCATATTATTGTCCACTGGTTTGTATGTCAGTCCTACTTGAACTTGTGGCTTCTTTGTCTGTACCTTCGTGCAATGCCCATGGTTCGTGCATAGGTATACGTTTCATAATACTAAACAGTGTATCTTCACTTGCATAATAACCTTCATTCCATGGTAAACTAGGATCTGTAATAGGATTTTCAAATACACCAATTTGTGATACATTCGCTGTTCCTTCTGCATTTGTATCAAACGGGAATGGTATATTTGTAGCAAGAGAGGATACTGTTATTTGGTCGGCTGTAGCGGCGCCCGGGCCCGGTTTGTTTAAGTGTACTGCACTTGTTCCATCTATATAAACTGTTTTAGGAGTTTGCACATTAATGTCTTCTGTTAATGATTTAAGATTTATTGTACTTTCGGCTGATGTAATGCTGATTGCATCTTTACTAAACATTTGAATTTGACCCGGTAACGGTCCTGTTAAATTTGTATCTACTTTGAAGTTAGGATGCAATGTTTCAGGTTTGACCGGTGGTACCTTAATCCAAAAAGTTCCAGGTGCAGGAGGAACAGGAACACTTGGCGTGTTTGGTTGAGCAGTTGTCCTTAGTGCTTGATAGAACTCTGTTGCAAAAATAACAGTTTCCCCTTTGTTGTAAATTTTTCCTGGATTATAAGTTTGTGCATTCCAAACTTGGTTTTCTAAAACATTTGTTTTTATTTCTAAACCTGTACCATGACTTTGACGCATGCCAAACTGTGTTACAAGATCAAGTTCTCCCGATCGTATTTTAGTGTTAATTCTATTAGATATATTCAAATTTGAAGAACTTATGCTTAAATCGTTTGTACCGATACGCATGTCGGTGCTAACAAAATCAAGATCTCCTCTAATGTCTATAATACCGTCTTCTTTTCCTAAAACCCTTAATTGGTTACCTTCGATATATGTTTTTTCAATGCTTCTTAAATTAACATTTCTGCCTGCTTCTAGATTGATATCCCTATCTGCCCTAAAATTAAAATCTGCTTCTGTATGAATACTAACGCTATCTTTAGCATATATGTCAATTTTTCCATCGGCGGTCATTTCTATCCATGCACTGCCTGATTGATTTGTAATGTAAACTAATTCAGCAGTGTCATGCATTAGAACCTGTGCACCTTTACCACTACGTATTCTTACAAGATTATTCCTTCCTTCGTTATCTCCGTCGTCCATTACAAATGTATGTCCGCCTAAACGTGTTAATGGTCTAGCGTTTCGTGAGGCTTCACCACCCGGACCAGGATTAGAAACAATATCTCTGGAAGTACCAACACCCCCAGGCGTATTGAATCCTATCATGCTAGTATCACCGTCACGTAAAAAACTACTTGTACTTTGGCCCCTGACAGTATCAACTAGCAATCCTTGCTTTTGCAGTACTCTTGCAAAAGGATGAACTGCACGTCTAGCACGATCGCGAGGAACCCTTCCGTCAAAACTTGCACTATTAATTTCACTTGCAGGTAATCCCACAGGACTTGCAAGATCATCTAGATCACTTTGTTCTCCAACTGCATTGTCGCTTCTACCAAACTCAGGAAAAGTTTGTCCCAAGCCTGGAGGAATAATTGCACCAAGCCAAAATCCTGTTGTAGAATTTTTATCAGCCATAGCAACAATGCCTCTAGTTCCAATTTGAGGAGTAGGAGTTACCATAGCACTTGCAGTTTGACTGTCTTCAAAATTATTAACATCATCACCACCGGCTGTTGGAGGTTTATAAGAAGCATGTGGAGATAAACTTCTTACTGTAATAGGTCTACGACCGCTGTGTTCATTACCTAAAATTTTAACTTCAAACGAACCCTGGCCGCCTGTTTCTTTAACTTCTGCCTGTGTTATATAATGAAAGGCCGCATCTGCTATCTCTTCTCTTCTACTAACCTTTGCTGGTAGAGCAGATTTTTGTCCGCGAGTGAATACCATTATGTTATTATTCCTCTAGTCTGATCAGTAACATTTGTTACTTTGGTTAAACTACTTTGCACAGGTTGTGTTACCCTAGAAACTGATTGGCTAATCACATTATCAACCGGAACGCCACCTAAACTTGCTAATTCTGTAACCGCACCAGCGGCTTCTGTAATCGGAGCAAGTGCAGAACTTACACTTGAAATCTTACTCGCTAGTGCATCGGGTCCTTGTGCTACAACACTGGCTACATCACCAATTTCGTCAATTATGTTTTCACCTTCGCTTTTGCGTTTAGAAATATCAGTTGTTCCGTCACCTGTGATTTTAGGTTTAGAAAATTTAGAAAGCAATGCAACAAGACCTTCAGGACTTGTAGGAATACTAAACCCCGTGGCTTGCTCTGCTAAACCTGCTACAAAACTTACAGGATCTGCCGCCGCTGATTGTGCTTGTGCAATACCACTTTGTACTTTATTAGACGCATCAGAAATTGCACTACTAATTTCTTGCACACCTTTAGACGCCGCTTTACTTGCACTAATTTGTCCATTACCTACGCTGTTGGTTCCTGTGGCTCTGCCTGCTTCATTCATGCCAGCATATCTATGGGCGTTTTGTGGAACCCTTACAGTTGTAGGTTGTGTGTGCCTACTTAATTCTGATTCATCTGCAGGAACACTTGCAGGTATAGTTCTAGTACTGTAAAATGGCATTGGCTATTCTCCTATTTTTAACAAATTAGGTACTACCTAAATTATCTATTCCTTGTGTTTTATATATGTTGTCAACTTTATAATCTTGAACTTGATTTTTTCTTCTTAGCAGTTGTAATCTCTGTGTAAATGCACCTTCGCTAAATCTGTTTTCTACTCCTATAACCTGATACAATCCATTGTATGCACCTTCCTTAATTTTTTGTTGACTCACTCCTTTTTTAAGTTGGTCGTTGGAGGGTAAATCGTCTGGAAATCTAAATTTAAAAATAACATCAGGCTCTCTTGTAAATCCATTAACTTCACCGTCTGGTGTTAATATATCTGTATTAGACAACACAGGTCGTTCAGCAATACCACTACCTACTATATAAACAGGATCACCGATTATTTCAACATCTGCTCTTATAAGTGCAAGTTCTGCAGGCGGGTTTTCTAAAAACTCTTTAAGAGCAAGACCGATATGGGACCTGTTGGTTATTTCTAGATCTCTGTAATTCATCTTTTCAACTGCCTGAGCAGGAGTAAATCCTGTAGTACCTAAATGATTAGAAATTTTATTTTGCAAATTATCAATTGCTTCTTCATATGAATTTTCTGGTATGTTGCTGTTTACAACCTGTTCTCTTCCTCGTTGACCTTGAAGTGAACTTTCACTCGGTGGAGACAGAAGTAAAGGTGTTTGAAATAGGTTATTATATTTGATGTCAAATTTTAAAACATCAATATTTTTTCCAGTGTAGATATAGTTATATTCTCTTACCGCAAGTTCTCTTAACCTGTCTGTGCTAAAAATAATATTAACTCCAGGCATTTTACTATAATGAACTGAATAAGGCGAAATAATATAGTGGAACTCATAAACAAAGTTCATTGTAGCAACATCAAAGCCAATTATATTAGGAACAATTTCTGTTTTATACCAAGGAATATATTCAGAATTTGCCATGGCATTTAATTGTCCCTCATTTTGGAACTGGTCCATTACTTGGCTGTTAATAATCATTGTATCTATTACACCAAATAAACTTGCACCTTTTCTAAAATTCCATCTCACGCCAGATGCACCGAGGTTGTATCCTTCTCTTCCTTGTGCTCTAACATCATCAACTGCTTGTTGTGCCGCTTCTTTTTGTGTTTCTAAATCAGCAAGTTCGCCTGATAATTTTACTATTTCTTCTTGTGCTAGTTTTAGTTGATCCCTTGCTAATACTACTGCGGCTAGTTCATCTGGACTAAGGTTTGTATTCGCAGGTGGTACCGGATCAGGACCGTTACCTGCTAGTGATATTGCTAATTGAATTCCTTCGTCTGTGACTTTTTGTGTTTCAGATAACAATTCGTCTGCTTTTGTAGTGCCACCTACTGTTAAATCTTGTACTAGATCGGTTTCTCTATCTCTATTTGGATCACCATATGTACCTTCTTGTAATCTTGCAAGACTTTCTCTTTGTCTATTAATAATTCTTATATATGTGTCAATCTGACGTTTTTTACTAGAAACTTGTCTATTAATTCTATTTAAATTGTCATTGGCTTCCTGTAATGCAGATTCATAAACACTAACATTTATAGCAGAAGAAGGAGTTGTTGCATCATTTAAGCCAGCACGACCAAATCTATTTTGAAATGCCGGGTCAGATAGATTTTGGTCCGATTGAGATGGAGGTAATGCTTGGCCGAGCATACGTTCAACATGAGATTTCCATTTGCCTTTGTTAGCACTGAGTTCGGCGGCTGTTTTTGGAAAACTTCCTGAATACCCTTCTGCAAACCAAACATAATATTCGTTGGGTATCCACGCACCTACATTAGAGGTACCTCCGGCCGCGGCTCTACTTACAATTTCTGCATCTCCAATTTTGGCTTCTATTTCACTTTTTTGTTCATCGTTTAAACCACTTTTGATTCCTTCAAGAACTTCTCTATAAGCATTGGTGTTTTCATAAAAAGTACTGTACAAGATACCTGCTACTGATTCACCTGCTGGATTCACATACGGCTGAATATCGTCCCACAATGAAGATCGTGTTAATCCTGCGGCTATGCTGTTATATCCCATAAATTCAACAGTGTATCTTGCTCCGCCTTCGTCTACACTCATTTGACTACCAGTAAACATGAAAGGCAAGTGTCTTGTTGTTTTATCAGGAATAATTGCTGTGTCTTCACCTGCTTTTCTCCCAACAAAATGAATTGTTAATAAAAACGGTGCTTGAATATAATTTTCATGTCCTGCAAATCTAGATCCTGTCCACAATTCTTCATAGAATCCCCCAACACCATGAGGTTCTATTATTTCAAAACTGCCACGAGTAAGATTACTATTACCCATGTCATTAATTCCAATCCTGGTATCAAATACCAAATTTTCTATGTACAAATCTCTCGGCGGTTGTTCGTTACTTCCATTTTTTTCAAATCCTCCGCTTCTAGCAATAATATAAAAATCGCCTGATTCTGCATTAAAAGTTTTTCCTCTATATGTGGCGGGATTTTTTAATTGGTCTTTTGATAATGCTGTTATTGTTAGCACATAGTTATATGTGTTAAAATCGTGTAATAAGTTATGTCTCCCGTCTACCTCTTTGTAAAAAGTATTCCAATCTGCATCACTCGGCGATGCACCGCTATTAGCAGGAGTACTGCTAGCCGCCTGATCTAATGCTTGAGCATTTGCTGGAGCCGCTTGCTGATTTGATGACGCAATTTCAGAAGCAGGAGTTGTATTGTTATTACCTCTGCCTCGTGTTCTATCTTGAATATCCATAGGTGTAGGAGATCCAGAAGTGTTTGTTGGTCCCGGTTGACTACCACTAGTATCAAGACCATATTCATCATAAGTTCCAGTATCGACTTGAACGGTTCGAACGTCACCGGTAATGGTGTTTGTATTGGTTCCTACTATACCTTGGTCTAATGTTGCACGTTCTTCTGCATTTAAATCTTCATAAACATTCGAATTTCCTCCTACTCTAGCCATAAAGTCGTCCATCGACTCACCTTCTCGTCGGCGTGGAAACTCTATATCATCGTTTGGAGTAGCACCACTAGTCATTACTATCCTCCAATTACCGATCTAATAACATCGCCATCAGGAACAAAAATTTCTACTCCTGCTACAAAATCAAAAATAGGATCATCTATAACACTGGGGTTTCTTGCTTTGAATACCCACCATAAATTAGGATCATTATAAACATCACTTGCTAGTAGATCTGGTCTATAATTGTATTGCGGTTCTATTTTATAAACAACATCATCTCTCTTAAAAGGCAAGTCTCTAAATTTTAAAATATCCAGCGAACCATTACGAATAGGAGTTGCACCATATAAACTTGTTTTTGCGTAACCTGCCATATTAAATCATTCCTTTGTTATTAGTTTCTTCACCTTCAATAAACTTATCAATACTAAATGTTGCTTGGTCTTTTCTTGAAAATGCTGGTAAACATTCAATTGTAAATTCTGCTCTGCTTGGCATTGCTGTATATTCGTCTCCTCGTTTATGACTTGGATCTGCTGTGATATAGTCTACGTCTTCATTAAGTGTGTAGAAGAAACTTGAAATAACAACAGGCATGTCATTAAATTGATATGCTCCGTAACCGTCAAGCAAACAAACAGGCGGCGGAGCACCTAAATCTCTACCACTACCAAAATTCATTTTTGTAACTGACCTTAGAGCATGTATTGCTCCCATCATATATCTTGCTTCGTCTGGGTTTTGTGCTGTAAATGTTCCAACAATAGAAATTGCGTCCAATTGTGAATTCTGATAAGCATAAAATGCATAATTACTATGTGTTGGCGATAATGCATTGTAGTTTGCTCTTGTTTGAACAACTATTTGCGGAGTGTATGGAAATACTACTGCTCGGTCGCCGTTTAATGATAAATGCTTTGCTGGCCCTTTCAAATATGCTGTTGGAATTTTAATTTTGATGCGAGGATCACCACCTAATCTCTGTCCTGTAAAAGAAAGGAACTGTGTTTTTGGTCTAGGAGTGCCGTTTTTTTTACCGTCAGGATTTAACTTTCCTTTAAGTCTTTTGTATGCATCGCCTAAACCGGTAGCATCTGCTAAACTATCAACAAGTTTAGTACCAAAGCGATTTAGTCCGTCTGCAAAATTTTCCTGTCCGCCACCTCTGCGGGCATCAGCATCTAAATTGTCATTTCCAGTTGTCATATCTTTTTGGCTCCTTTTGGCAATAATATTTATTGCATTTATTAACTGCGTAGTTTATAATAAGACTTACATACGGAGATTCTTATGAGAAAAGTAAAATATTTGAACAATAGAGATCTACTTAAACAGATCCATAAAAGTAAAAACAGTTTCAGTTCGTATACAGATGACGAATACAGCACATATGATATAATTTTACCAAGTTTAGAGAAGGTTAATAGACTTACAGTAGCAGAAGCAAAGCGTAATCGTGCTGATCGCATTGGTAAACAAGCATATGAAGCCGCACGTGAAAGCGGTGACAAAAAGACAAAACTAGCAGAAGTAACACCGGATTGGCGTAAAATTGAAAAAACAGACCTAGTGTTTAGGATTATGACGTTTGATCATATTCCAGAAGAACCTGGTAGAAAACGCAAAACTAAAACAGTAGCAGACAAACACACGAGAGTAAATTTTCCTCCGTTTCAACATTGGAAATATGACGAAAATGACAACCTAATTTGTGTTGGTAAAAGCCACTGGCAAGGTGGTATGCAAAACGGAAACTTTAGCAAAACACACGGTCGCATTACAGAAGAACTAGGACGCATGTTCCTAAAACTTGCTGATCGATACGGCACACGTTCAAACTGGCGTGGTTACACATACAATGACGAAATGAGGGCACAGGCTGTGCTACAACTTTCGCAGATTGGATTACAGTTTGACGAAAGCAAAAGTGAAAATCCGTTTGCGTATTACACAGCGGCGGTTACTAACTCATTTACAAGAGTATTAAACATAGAAAAGAAGAATCAAAATATTAGAGACGACATTCTACAGGAAAACAATCTTAATCCTTCCTTTACTAGACAGAACGAAAATGTGTTTAAAGAGGATAAAGAAAAACTTGCAGAGTTCTATAAAAGTATTAGACGTCCAAAAGCAGACTATTAAGGTTGACAAACACACACGTTTTCGCTTATAATATTTTAGATTAGGATAAGGAAAGGCATGACACAATTATTCAAGAAGGCCGCAGTGTTTACTGATATTCACTTCGGACTGAAATCTAACAGTAAAATTCATAATGATGACTGTGAAAGATTTGTAGATTGGTATATAGAACAAGCAAAAGCAAACGGTTGTGATGTAGGAATATTCACAGGCGATTGGCATCACAACAGAAGTGCGTTAAATTTAACCACAATGGATGCTAGTTTGCGTTCACTGGAAAAACTAGGTAAAGCATTTGATAAGTTTTACTTTTTTCCAGGCAATCACGATCTTTACTACAAAGACAAAAGAGATATCCACTCAGTAGTATTTGGTAAACACGTACCAGGTGTTACAGTGGTTACGGAACCACAAGTAATAGATGATGTTGCTTTGGTTCCATGGTTGGTAGGAGAAGAATGGAAAGAAGTTGCAAAGATGAAGTGCAAATATATGTTTGGACACTTTGAACTTCCTAACTTCAAAATGAATGCTATGGTTGAAATGCCTGACACAGGCGAAATCAAAGCAGACGATTTCCAATACCAAGAAATGGTGTTCACAGGCCACTTCCACAAACGTCAACAACGCAAAAATATCTACTACATCGGCAATGCCTTTCCACACAATTATGCCGATGCATGGGATGATGAGCGTGGTATGATGATATTAGAATGGGGAAGTGAGCCTGAGTTCATCGATTGGCCAGATTGTCCAAAATATAGAACTATTCCATTAAGCAGATTGCTTGATAAAACAGAAGAAATACTTGCACCTAAAAACTTGTATTTGCGAGTAACACTAGATATTGATATTAGTTACGAAGAAGCAAACTTTATCAAAGAAAACTTTACAGCACAGTATGACATTAGAGAAATTGCTCTACTGCCAGATACAAATGCTGATGACGAAATGAACAAACTTGAACCTGGTGAAATTGATTTTGAATCAGTTGACCAAATTGTAACAGATCAAATAACAAAAATAGATACAGAAACATACAAGCCTAACTTGTTGTTGGATATCTATAGAGGATTGTAATGTTTAAGATTAAAACACTAACAGTAAAAAACTTTATGAGTGTGGGCAATCAAACCCAGGCTGTTGATTTTGATAAAAACTTGCTAACACTTGTGCTAGGCGAAAACCTAGATCTAGGCGGCGACGATGCTGGATCACGTAACGGTACAGGTAAAACTACAATTATTAATGCATTAAGTTATGCACTATACGGTGAAGCACTTACTAAAATTCGCAGAGAAAACCTAATTAATAAAACTAATAGCAAAGGTATGTTGGTTACGGTTGAGTTTGAAACTAACGGACAAAACTACAGAATCGAGAGAGGACGTAAGCCTAACATTCTTAAATTTTATAGAGAAGACATTGATGTTACAGCAGACGATATTGACGAGTCACAAGGCGATAGCCGTAAAACACAAGAAGACATACAAAAGTTACTGAACATGAGTCACACCATGTTCAAGCATTTAGTGGCGCTCAATACTTACACAGAGCCTTTCCTTTCCCTCAAAGCCAATGATCAACGAGAGATTATTGAGCAGTTATTGGGCATCACTATCTTATCTGAAAAAGCAGAACGTCTAAAAGAAGAACAGAAACGTGTACGTGATGCTATTGCAGAAGAAGAAGCAACAATTAAAGGTATTGAAACTGCAAACAAAAAAGTACAAGAGTCAATTGACAATTTAGAAATTAAAAGCAAAGCATGGGACGCAAATCAAGCAGAAGAAATTGCAAAAACAACAAAAGCGATTAGCCAGTTGATTACTGTTGATATTGAAG